CCGGTCGTGAGTATTGTCTTGAATTGGGAGGTGCTGGGCATGACTCCGGAGTCTAAAATCGCGGCGGGTATTCGCCGCATTATCGCAGCGGACGGCGGTCTCGTCCGTAAATGCTCATGGGAAGCCCGCGTGGGCGCTCCCGATCTTCTGGTTCTTTACCGCGGGCGGCATGCCTGGGTAGAGTGTAAAGCCCCCGGCGAGCGTCCCCGCGTCTCGCAGGTGCGCGAGTTCGACCGCATGCGGGAGGCTGGCGGGTGTACGGTGTGCTGGTTTGATTCGGTGGCGGATTTCTCCGCCTGGTGGGAAGCCTGGAAGCAGGGGGGCTGTGTATGAGTAAGTTTGTACCGCGCGTGTACCAGCAGCTTATCATCTCGCATATCATCCAGCACCCGCGCTGCGCTCTGTATGTGTCTATGGGTATGGGTAAGACCTCGAGTACTCTCGCCGCGCTGGAGTTCCTCAAGTCCTGCGGCGAACCGGTGCGCGCCCTGGTGCTCGCTCCTCTCCGCGTGGCCGCTACTACTTGGCCGGATGAGGTCAAAAAGTGGGGGTTTAACTTGAAGGTTTCCGCGCTTATCGGTACCCCGAAGCAGCGCGAGCGGGCGCTGGCAGTTCCTGCCGATGTGTATACGATTAACTATGAGGGCCTGCCGTGGCTGATCTCTCTCCTGGATGGTGAGTGGCCGTTCTCCGTGGTTGTCGCTGATGAGTCGACCCGGCTTAAGGGGTTTCGGCTGGGAGGTGGCGGAGGTTCCAGGGCTAAGGCTTTGAGTCGCGTCGCCTTCCGGAGCTCCCGCTTTATCGAGCTAACCGGTACCCCGTCGCCTAATGGCTTACTCGATTTATGGGGTCAAATGTGGTTTATCGACCGCGGCGAGCGGCTCGAGCGCTCTTTCGGGGCTTTCGCCGGCCGGTACTTTACGCAGCGCCGCGTCGGGGCTTCTCCTTTCGCGGTTACGTATGAGCCCTGCAGCTGGGCGCCGGAGGCAATCCGGCGGCGCCTGGCGGATGTATGTCTCTCTCTTAGCGCCGCTGATTACTTCCCTATCGAGGAACCGATCAAGGTTTCCGTACCGGTGGAGCTGCCGCCGGAGTCCCGCCGGGTGTACGATTCCCTGCAGCGGGAAATGTACGCCGCTCTGGAGTCCGGGCTTGAGGTTGACGCGGTCAATGCGGCAGCGCGTACTGTTAAATGCCTCCAGGTCTGCTCCGGTGTGGTTTATGCGGAGGACGGGAAGTCGTGGGAAGTGCTGCACGATGCTAAGATCGAGGCGCTGCGCTCTATCATCGAGGAAGCGGCGGGCGCTCCGGTGCTGGTGGCGTATCACTGGCGCGCAGATCTCGAGCGCCTAAAAAAGGCCTTCCCGCAGGGTCGGGAGCTGGATAAGAACCCGCGTACCATCCGCGCCTGGAATGAGGGGCGGATCCCCGTGCTCTTCGCTCATCCTGCCTCTGCCGGTCACGGGCTTAATCTCCAGGATGGCGGGTATATCCTGGCTTTTTTCTCGCTCTGGTGGGATCTTGAGCAGTACCAGCAGATCGTCGAGCGTATAGGCCCTACTCGCCAGGCGCAGGCGGGGCACCCTCGGCCGGTGTTTCTGTATCATATCATCGCTAGCGGTACGGTTGACGCGCTGGTTCTCGAGCGTATGGAGTCTAAACGGGAGGTGCAGGATCTGCTTCTGGAAGCGCTCAAAAAGAATTGAAGTAGGCCGGTATTTAGGCTATAATTAATAAGCTAAGTTGTTACTTATTATAGGTAGTGATTTTTCATTAGTCCTAATACGTTAAACCCCGGGGTTCTCCTCGGGGCTTTTTTTTATGTCTCGAACTTGTCGGAAAAATTGACAAGTTGGATCCGTTATATAGGGAGCTGTTTAAAAATAGCCTCCAGTACGTTAACCACAATACTGTTTCCGGCTTGCTTATATAGTTGTGTATTACTTACGCCCTTTATGCTGTCAAACTCGGCGTCCGTAAAACCCATGAGGCGGTAGCACTCCCGCGGGGTTAGCTTGCGTATGCGGTAAGCCTCCGGGGTGGTCTCTATTATTTTTACCTCGCGCTGGCCGCCTTGCGCTGTGTTTATGGTCGGGCTGAGCCCTTGCGGGTCGTACACCCGGCCGGTCTGCGGATTGGTGAATTTCCGGCCGGCGTCCGGTATTAGGTTTCCGATCTGTAAGATCTTGAGCGGTTCAACATGCCCCGCTACGGTTAGGCAGGGGCATAAATCGGTGTTGTGGTGCATCACGTTCCCGCTTTGGTGACCGTTAGTGCTTCCAATGATTTTTATTTTTGGCACTAGTAGCAAATTATCCTTGCTTACTGTGGTTATGGTGTTGCTGGTGCCGTCGTTTTTTGGTTCGAGGTGCTGCTCTGTGTAAGCCCCCGCGGCGCGGTCTCTTAAGTCCGCGGGGTTACGGCCTCGGCTCGCGCAGATTACCGGCTCTGTAATGGTCTCGTTTACGCGGGCGGCGTAGGCTTGTATCAATCGCTGGGCGCCTTCCCCGGTTAAGTAGTATTTGTCGTCGACCTCCGGCTCCAGCATGTCCTTTACCCGCAGTTTAAGCTCCTGCGGAGCCGGGAAGGAAAAAAGCCCCGCGTCGCAGTCCTTCCGGATGCTTATAATAAATACTCTCTCTCTCTGCTGTGGTATTCCGTAGTTTTTCGCGTTGAGCACCTGCCAGTAGTTGTTATAGCCGGCGGCTTCCAGCCCGTCCAGTACGGCCTTAAATTCTGCTGTGAATTTCTTACTGACTAGGGCTTTTACGTTTTCGGCGATGGCGTATTCCGGCTGCAGGTCGCGTATTATGCGTAGCGCCTCGTAAAATAGCCCGCTGCGTGTTCTCACTCCATTGTGCTCGAAACCGCGCTGTTTTCCGCTCACGCTGATGTCCTGGCATGGGAAGCCGTAAGTTATGAGGTTAACGCCGGAGATTTTCGCGGTATCTATGGCGCATACGTCGCGCAGGTTCTTTTCTTCCGGTACTCCGTGGATCTGTGAGTAGGATCTGCTCGCGTGCGGGTCTATTTCGCAGTAGTTGACCACCTCGTATGGTCGCCCGCAGCGCTCAAGCGCTGACTCAAATGCTCCTATTCCGGAGAAAAGGCTTAAAAGTTTTATCATTTTCTAAAAGTCCTATTTTGTTGTTACGTCTAAAAGAATTACCAGGTACCCCTCGCGGGCGACCAGGTCGTATATGGTGTAGTCCTGCATCCGGAGCGCTTCCGCGTCGTCAAGGTATACCCACGCTGACTGGCTTTTTCCGGCTCTGGCCATCACGCGTATCTGCCTATGCAGCGTATAGCCCTCCAGCTCTCGCCGGAGCTGCCGCAGTGTTGCTCGTCTCATGGCGTAGTCTCCGGCTGCTTTTTGAGTAGTTCCTCCAGCCCGGCGCAGTCTACGACCGCTCGGAAATGGCATTTTTGTATGCCACAGCGGGTCACGGCCTCAATCTCGCAGCGTCCGGCGGCCAGCTGCTCATCCTGCGCGCGGTCTTTAGCTGCGAGTACCAGCAGCGCGACGGTAAGCAGCACTACCGCTACGGCGATCATAATTATTCCGGTTCTTGTATTGTCTGTCATACTCATTTCTTTTCTCCTCCGAGTATAGCCTGCCGTACTTCCTCGACTTCCTCCTCCTCGATTTCGGCTTCGATTTCCGCGTCGGTCTTGAGGTTGATCTCCTCGGCTTCGTCGAGCACGTAAAGCATCCCCTGGAGTCGCTGCAGTAGTTCCCAGATGTCCCCGTAGTAGTGGCGCTGTAGCGGACTAAGCTCCGGAAGCTCCAGCACCCCGCGCGTGGCTTGTAATGTCCTCCGCAGCTTTTCCTTGAATTTCTCGCTTGCTCTTATCATTTCTTTGCTCCTAGTTTTCGTATAGTCTCCAGGCGTTCGTTACACTCTGCGAGCGCCTGCCTCTGGCGGAAGGCGAGCCGGATCACGTCGGCGTAGGTATCGCCGTTAAGCTCCGGTTGAGCGCATGGCTCCGTGAGGGCTCGCGGTATGGCGTTACTTGCCGGAGCCGCGCAGCCGGTCAAGGATAGCAGGATCAAGGCTGCGCTGCAGGCAGTCGTCCCGCTGGGCTGCTTGTCTGATCGTCTCATTGAGCTTGTCCTCCTCCCGCTGCGCCGCTTTCCGCAGCGCCGCGATCTTCCTGGTTAATCTCTGGGTCTCGGCGTCGGCCTGCTTCGCTCTCTCCGTCGCTTCGGTGAGCTGCCGGCGGAGCCCGTCGCGTTCGGCTCGGATAGTGCTGAGCGCTGAGGCCTGCACGTATACGATCCCGCCGAGGGCTGCTATTATGAGGGCCGCAGCCGCGGCCAGCTTCCAGTTAAAAAACACTGAAAAGTACCCTAACAGTGATTATAAAAAGGCATCCGGTTATTACTGAGCTGGCAATTATTCCCAGGGCGTAAAGTACGTTCTTAATCATTGTCATCACCTCTTGTCTGTTCTTTCTCGAGTTCTTCCTGCAGGTCGTGGAGTCTTGCGATCCTCTCCTGGAATTCACGCCCGCGGAGTATATCCAGCAGCGCGGCGCGGTACTTTGGGCTGATGGTGCGCCTGCCGGCTTCCATCGCGTAGATCTGTACGTTTGAGCAGCCCAGCAGGTACGCGAAGGCCTCGCGGCTTAATCCCAGCAGCAGGCGTACCAGCTGTAAATCCTTACTATCCATTAATTATCCTCCGATCTTGGTTCTGTACTTGTGCGAGCTGTAGGCGCTACCGTCGGCGTCCTGGATATATATTACCGTCCACCGCGGGTCGCTGGTGTCGAAGGTGCAGACCGGCGCTTCCGCTTCCAGTATCGCGTAGCTGTAGGAAGCTAACCGCGGCAGCGCGTCCTCTATATCCTCGGTAAGCTCAAGGAAGGCCACCAGCCCGGCGTCCGCTGCGAACATCCCGCGCAGTAGCTTATTAGCCCCGCGGTCGCAGTGCAGCTCGTTGATCCAGTCTCCGGCGCCAGTCCATGCCGCGTGCGCTTCGGTTCCCAGCAGGAAGCCCAGGAAGTCATCGCCCGCGCTGGCGTCCTCCGGGCTGATAAGCTCCAGGTAGGCGTCCCAGTCTGCGGGGTTCTCTACCAGGTAGCATGGGTCGGTAAGTATGTATTTTTTCATGGTGTCCTTGTCCTCCGGTGCGGCGGTGTGGCTCGGCTGGTTGCCGTCCCCCACATCTGATTTATATTGTATCAAATTTTGATACAAAAACCCCGATATAAATCACATTTTAGTTATTTGGTTTAACTTTTTCTTTCTCTTCCAGCAGGCGGGAGGCTTCCAGGCATACGCGTATAGCTTCGGGGCCTCCGGTGCAGGTCATGAGCTCGCGGCCGTTCTGGTCTTGCAGTACGTAGCGGATCTGATTGTCCGGGGCTTTCTCGGGCTGGGCGTCCTCCAGATCTAGGCTAAGCAGGAATAATACGACCGCTACTGGCAGCATGCCGCAGATTATGGCCGTGAAATTGTCCATGGCTACTCCTCCCCGCGTGTTCTGTAGCGCAGGCTGCGCGCCCAGGCTTCGGTTAAGTTCTCCAGCGGGAAGCCGAAGGCGGCAAACCCGCGGGCTATTGACTGGCAGTGTGTACTCTCTGGAAGCTCCGGAGGATATCCGGGCGCAGCTGTGAGGATCGTACCCTTGAGCCGTTTCACCTCCTGCCAGACGTTGGTCTGCTGAGTGCTGCCGCGTACCGTACGCCATGAGCAGTAGTTCGTAGCTGCCGGCGGAAACTCGCCCGGTACCAGGTGAACAACGAGCTCGATTTCCTTCGCCTGGTAAAGTCTGCCGGCGCGGCGTCCGAGTGTGTACTCGTCCTCTGCGGTCAGTTGCCAGACCCCGACGTATACGCTGCCGGCGCCCGGTTCGATAGTGAGCCCACACCGCTGCTTAGTGCCGCGGAATAGCAGATCATGCCCCGGTATCTCCGCCCAGCCTACAATCTGAGCCTGCGGACAGCAGTCCAGCATCTGCGGGATGTTGAGGTCGGCGCCGTATGCAAAGTAGTATTTTTTTCTCATTTCCTTTTGTTCTCCGGTGTGCCCCCTCGCGGGGGCTGCGGTTGTTATTTTTTCTCGGTGAGCTCCTTAAGCTTAAGGCTAAGCCCGCGGATAATATCTTCTTGAAGGTCGATCTCCTGCTGCTTCGCGTCCAGCAGTTGCCGCAGTAGCTGTATAGTGGCGTCTTTACCGGCGAGCTCCGCGCGGAGCTTCTCGATCTTGGTGGTGCTCCCGCCGTATCCAGCGACTATATTTTCCCAGGCGTCCCTTGCGTTATTCATTGGGTGCTCCCTCCTCAAAGTTAAGGCTGACAAAGGTCTTAAGCTCGCGCGCTCCGTAAAGGTCTTTATATAGATCCATAAGTCCTGCGGTAGCGTATGCGACGGTTAAGGTAAGGGCTGCGACATCTCCGAATGCGCGCTTATTCTTGATAAATTCGCGGTATTTCTGGAGCAGGTGGCGCTCGATCTTCTTTCTTTCGTTCATGGCTAAGTCCTCTAAGTTGTTTATGCGGGGCTGCTTATTCGCTCGCCCTATCTGATTTATATTGTATCAAAATTTGATACAAAAAACTTGATATAGTTCAAACTTCTATCAAATAGCTACTTTTTCTTTAGTTTCCTAAAGTTTTTATTTATTTTCGCGAAGTATTTATTATTTTGTGACTATTGTCACGTGGTCGGCTATATCTGAAAAGCGAGTGACTCCGGCGTACGCCAGCAGCCCCTCGCGGTGGGTGAATAGGTGGCCGTTGTACCTGTAGTATTTGCGGCGCCCTGGCTCCAGCGCCTCCGCTGTGGTGGCGCCGTTGTCCAGCGCCTCGTAATAAGCGGATACGCTCACGCCGTAGTGGCGGCACATCTCCTTTACTGTGGAATACTCGCGGCCGTGGTGGTCGCGGGGCTTAGCCCTCGCCATGAGTGCCCCGGCGTACTGCGTACGCCAGCCCGACGGATCCTATGTCTACCAGCGCCTGGTCTCGTTGGTCGCTTAAGAATTTAAAGCCCTGCTGGTATAGTGCCAGCAGCAGGTCGCGGTCGCTGTAGCGCTTATCGTCGATTATTCTTTCCGCGCTCTCCCGGATTATCTGCAGTAGCTGCTCCAGTCGGTGCTGTTCTTCTATTGTCATGCTGTATCTCCTCTAAGTTAATAAGCGGTGCGGGTTGTGGCTGCGCCTGCGGTTCCTGCGCCGGTTCCGGTTGTGGCTCCGGCTGTACGTTACATAGCGCGGTGAGCTTACTCACGCGCGCGTCGCTGAGGCTTGCCGCGTATACGTTGGCCATTAGCCATTCCTGCGGGCGTATAAGCTGCGGGGTGAAGTTTGGCGCGTGTACCGTGCTAAACCATGAGTACAGTACGCGGCACGCGGTCTCGCGGGTGGTTTTCGGGTTCCGTATGCCCTCGACGACGTATATGTATACCTTTCCGGCGCTCCCCGGGTATTCGTGCTCCCAGTAGTCGGTTATGGTGACGGCCTGCGGGTCTGGTACTTCCCCCATACCGGATCGGGCGTCCTTTACCAGCGCCCAGGTGGCGCCGGTGGCGTCTGTGAACTGGCGCGGGGGTTCGTATTTGTCTATCTGCGTGAGCTTAAGATCGGGCGCTCCCTGCGCTTGTAGTAGGTTGGTTAGTAGGTTGGGATTAATCCCCGGTGTGCTTGGTGGTGTGGTCATCCTGGTGTAGTCTCCAGTAGCGCAGCAGCGCCACGGCTAGGTGGTATATTTCCCGTGTTTCTGCCGGTGCCTTGGCGGCCATAAGTTCCTTGTATTCCATCTCTATCACCTTGCGGGCGCCTGCCTCGGTGCTGAGGTCGTATGCGTCCCAGGTGGCGGGCGGGTTAAGGTCTACCTCGCGGCAGTGCCTCATGAATTCCGCGTCGGGGCTTCCCCCGTACGGGTCGGCAGCTTCGCCGGAGTGGTGGCGGCGGATCGTTATTATCTCCATCGCGGTTCTCCTTGTATTGTAGCTAGAAAAAAGGCGCCCCGGTGAGCGCCTCGTCATAAAATGCGCAAGTTATGCGCCGGCTGTAGTAGTGGCAGGCTTTAAGGCCGCAATAATGGCCGCGGTCTGCGCGTTCATGGCGTTAGTCTGGAAAAGCTGAGCCTTAAGCGCGGCGTTTTCTGCCTGGCTGTTTGCCAGTACGTCGCGGAGCGCCTGGGTCTGTATCTCGCGTTGCAGTTCGCGGTTAGCGCACCCTTCCTGCTCTATAGCGCGGAGTACCTGGCAGCAGCAGGCCTGCTGCTGGCTTGCGAGTTCCTGGGCTTGTAGTCTGCTCTGGGCGCCCTGCTCTGCGATGTTGAGGTTAAGGCTGCCGACGCCGCGGTCGATGGCGGAGTTAAGGCCGCCGAAGCCCTGGCACATGGCGAGGTTAGTTGCTGCTTGGTTCTGAGTAGCTGCGAGGGTTCCAGCGCTAACGGCTCCCGCTATGGCGTCGCCGGTCTGGTTGATGAGGTTGCCCACGAACTGGTTCTGATTGGCTGTTTGAATGAGTAGGTCGCGGTCGGCGTTGGCAATCTGGCCGCTCACCTGGTTGAGCTGTCCCTGGATGGCGTTGATGGCGCCGGTGTCGTAGCCTACTCCGGCAGCTGCGCCGCGGTAGCCTAAGCCTCCGAACCCGCCGTTACCTAGCCATGAGCCCAAAAGACCGCCTACGCCAGCGCCCAGGGCGGTACCACCCCAGCCGCCGGAGCCCGGCATAATTGTATGAGTTACTTCGTCCATGCTTATGTCCTCCTTTACTGGTCTAAGCGTGGATCAATAGTAGCCCCCGTTGAGTCCGCCGGCGCGGTTATTTCTGTTATGCGTATGTAGATTTTATAGTAACGACGCGTTACGGTGGCAGCGCTTGAGGAAGTCCTCGCTAAGCAGCCCGCCCAGCCGCTCGGCTTCTCTGAGGTATCGCTGGAAGTAGTGACCGATCTTCGCTGCCGGTGCCGGTGCGGCGCTCCAGGGCTTATAAGTCCCGAGAAAGTGCAGCACCACCGGTGCGCTGGTGGTGTAGTCGCGGTCGGTGTACATGAGGTTATAGCCTGCCGGTATGCTGCGGATCTTGTCCGCGTGCGTGAAGTTTATAAAATCCTGCTCCGGACAATATAGGCGCGGGCCGTACTCGCGCAAAAATCCGCGGTATTTCTCCAGCAGTCCGTCCTCCAGTGCCTCCCGTCCGTATATGGCCATGCCGGTGTTGAAGTACGCGGGCATGGCTGCTATGTCCTCCGCGTTGATGGCGCTCATCCAGCGGGTGCGGTTCTCTCGTTCGCTGACTCCGTATATGTGCTGCGTGTCGCAGCGTTCCAGCAGCGGGGCGAGGCTGCCGACGGTGAGGGTGTCAAGGTCTAGGTTAATTACTAGATCGGCGCTCTCCCGCAGCTCCTCAAGTGATTTTATACGCTGGGCGAATGCCGGCAGGGCTTCCCGCTGAAAAAAGGCGGAGCTCCAGGCGTTATGTACGCCGGCGTGCTCCGGCAGCTTCGGAAATTCTACCTCAAGGAAGCCCACCGGGTAGTCGCTAAGCGCGCGGCGCAGGCGCTGGTAATTGGTGCCGGCCTCTACGTATACGCGGAGCTGTACGCTCCGGCTGTTGTATCTCATAAAGCTGGTTAATGCTACGATGGCCGGGTCTACATATCCAGCGTCGCAGACTGCGAAGGCCTTACAAATCATCGGTGAATACCTCCTCGGCGTAGTTGATTAGTGTTAGCGTGACCCGCTTGTCCTGCGGTTCCACCGCGGTGACCCAGCAGATCGCAAGGTCGCCTATGGTAAAGTATGGCAGCTCGAGATCCTCCCCGTAGCGCTGATCCCAGCCCGGCAGGGCGTCGGCCAGCGTTAAATGGTGGCTGTCGCTGCGGGTGTAGGTTGTCGCGTAGCATCCGCCGTCCTTGGTGCGGATGTATATCGTACCGGCGCCCAGTGACTCGGGGATCTCCATATCCGTCGTTATATGCGCGAGATCCTGCTCGGCCTCGGTTATTCTGCCGGTTATGGTGCTTATGTTCTCATCCAGTACCAGCCCCACCAGGTCGTTATACTGGCAGTTAAGCCCGTCGAGTTCAGTCTCGATCTTGTATGTGACTCGAGTGCTCCGGAGGTACCGCAGCCGGCGCATACCCATGGCTACTGCCTGCCGGCGGTTGGTTACGCCGTAGGCTTTTAGTCGCTCCTGGTGTACACTTAGCGGGTACTCTGTCACCAGCGCGTCCCCGTGCTCGTCTACGTGGCAGTATATGGTTTCTGTCTTGTAGGTTTCCGGGCTTGTATACTCGACCACCACCTCGTCGGTGTCCTCGTCCCGCGGGAGGTTGAAAGTAATCTCAGTGCTGCGGGTGAGGTTCTGCGGCTGGAAGATCTGCGCTAGCGGTTCCCGCGCTCCGCGGCGGTGAAGTCTCCGGAATGCTAGCTTGTTATTATCTATTACCGGAGCCGCGAAGCCTACGCTCAGAACGTCGCGCAGTACTTGTAGTAGCGTGCCGTCTCCGTCCAGGGTTCCGTCCAGGGTGATCCCCTGGCTTCGCCATAAGGCGTCGTACTCGGCGAGGCTCTGCTCGTCAAGTATTCCGGCGTATTTTGAAGTATTAATTATGTATTTTACGGCCGGCGCTAAGTTGCGGGTAGCTTCCAGCGTGTCGGTGTTTATGTTCGGGAGCTTGCGCGTCCAGTACGTGGCGATCTGGTTGCTGCTGAGCTCGCTCAAGGTTTCGGTACCCTTAAAGCGTCCGATTAGTACAGTCACCCCGTCGTACTGGTTCTTAGTGCTGATTACGCTCTTAAGCCCCACCCATTTAACCTCCTCTAGCGCGCGGGTGCTGTTGCTCCCTTCGCTCAAGTTGCGCATCCGGAATTCGTAGTTTCCGGCGGTCTCGGTTTCCAGCTGGAAGGTGTAGGCCAGCTCGTCGTTAGTGTGTCCCGTGAAGCTGCGCGTCGTGGTCGTCCAGGCGTCGCTGGTTCCTGCTCTGCGGTAGCCGATCTCGATCTCGACCGTTAAGTCCCGGAATGTTCCGTCGTCCTGCAGGAACCCGAGGCCGCTCGGAAAGCTTATATCATACTCGAATATATTACTTGTAGCTCCGTACGGGCACGCGCGGTACGGGCCCGCGTATGCTCCGGCAGCGCTGCCGGATGAGGTGTCAAGCGTGAAAGTGAGCCCGGTCTGTGTTGTCTCCTGCGCCCACATCTCCACCCAGCCGCTCACCGGGTCGTAGCTGGCCGTTACGCGCTGGAGCGTGTAGACGTGGTCGGTTACGTCCAGGATCTCGTATAGGCCGTTATCGTTCCCGAACGGGTAATCCGCCGGTACCGGCTGATTGATGGCGATCTCTAAGTGTTGCGAGGTGGTTACGTTATAAGCCCCCGGAGGTGTAGCCGGTGCGGAAGGGTAGGCCGGTACGTCCACCGCCAGGGTATCCAGCAGCAGATCTGCGGCGTCGTCTACGTCGTAGGTTATCCCGAGTAGCTCCGCCTGGCTGTTAATTGTGGCCGTGTTCGTATCTGTGCGGATCTCGGGGCCTCCGGTGCCGCTGGTTATCGTGTACGTGATAGCCGTTACCGCGCGGATCCGTATGTTGAGCTGGTCGCCTGCGGATATGATGGTGCCGTCGTCCGGGTCTACTTCCTGCGGGCGCAGCCATGCGCGGTGCAGTGCCTGGTTACTGGCGTTAAAGTACGGCCGGAGCGTCGCGGAGATCGTGCTGGTGCCGTCTCCGTTGTCGGTTATAGCAGCCGCCGCGCCTATCGGGCGTATACCGGAGCAGCCGCTAAGCGTAAAGTAGGTACCCGCGCCCCATCCCAGGTTAAGCGGGTGATAGATCGGTACGCCTCCGCCGGTAGGCCCCGCGCAGCCGTACTGCGGGCTGGTGTACGTGTAGTAACCGCCGCTGAGGGTGTCCCTGCTGAATGTCGCGGTCGGGTTTAGCTGGCTGGTCTGGTCGATTTCAGTCACCAGCGGTTCCAGGGTGTGCCCGCTGCGGGTGACTTCCGTGCTGCTGTAGTAGCAGTACCAGGATCGATCCCCCGGTGAGTTTAAGGCGGTTATTTCCTCCCCCGGCTCGTATGTGTATACGCTGCAGCCTTCGAGCTCGTTTATGGGTGTTTCCCCGACGTATATGTCGCTGTGGTTGTCGGCGTGCTGGTAGCTTCCTACGCCCTGGCACAATATGAGGTCTACAAACTGAGTGTTATTCCTATAAAAAACATGACGGTCTGCGAGGTAGTCCGGGAAGCGCTTAAAAAATCCGAAGTTCTCGGGGATCACGTTGGTCAGATTGACCTGGTTCCCCTGGGCGTTGACGTCATAGATGCTGCTGCCCTGCTTCGTGTCTTTCGGGCCCGTCTTGCCTAGCTTCTGCATCATTACTATGCCGTATACCGCGGAGGCTACGGCAGCGACCACGGAGATAATGGCGATTATGGTGGAAGCTTCCAGCCCGCCGGCTTCCAGTACCACCCGAAGCGAGCGGGTACCGGTTACGCGGTACTGTGGCCACAAATCCTGCGGAATTTTTACGCCGTCCGCGTATACTGAGACGTAGGCTCTCGCGGCTGCTTCTCGGCTGTAGTCCGGACAAGTCTCCCGCATCACGTCCTCCAGCGTCTGCCCGAGGCGGCGGGGTATGTATGCGCGCTCTATTATGCGGCTTAAGTCCGCGCGGCTGTATACGTCAATTCTTAGCATATCTGTAGTAGCTCCTATGTGCCAGTGTTGCCCCGTCCATCCGCTCCCACCGGCAGTTCCTGCGCTCTGAGGTGTGCAGGACGCGGCCGTCCAGGTATACGCCTACATGGTAGAGTCGGCCGCGTACAAAAAAAGCGACGATGTCGTAGTCCTGCGGCTCCTTTACCTGCTCGAAGCGTCCCGCCTGCCTCTCGTACTGGAGCCCGCGGGACATGGTGCTGTGGTCTAAGTCTGTGTAATCGTCGAGCGTGATCCCGAGGTTTTCCCGGTAAAGGTCTACTATAAGCCCCCAGCAGTCGAGCCGCGGGAACTCGCGCCCGTTCGGCGTGTGCTTAATGAGTAGGTAGTCGTTTATGTTTCGCATCTCTCCTCCTATGCTACGTACTTGAGCCCCGGCGCGTTCTGCGCTGTATAGCGCAGTTTCGGGAATTCAGTATTAAGCATATCACAAAAGGAAGCGGTAAAGGTTGCGGCGTCTCTCGTTATCTGCCCGCCGGTAACCGTGAGCGTGAGCTCGTAGAGTACCAGTGTTAAATCCTCCGGGTGGCGGTGCTGTAGCGTTAAGTAGGTGGGCTGATCGCTCTGGAGCGCCTGCCGTACGTATTGGAAGCAGTCGCCGTTTACTCCGCAGATCCCGAAGTTTAGATCGGTAAATCCGCTGTCGCTGCGTTCCGGCAGCTGTACCGTGAAGGCGGCCGCGTCGTAGGTCTCCCCGTCTATGGTGCGGGGCTGGTTATCCAGGATAAACCGCAGCGTCCCCACCGCGGCGTTGGTTATTGTCAAGGTGGCGGCGGGAAGCTGCCCGCCGCTCGCGTAAATCTCGTTTAGTGTTAGCAGGCTCATATTTCCTCCGCCGGTTCGCTTAGTCGCCTTGATCTGCTACTTCTACGAAGTAGCTTATAATGCCGGTCTTAAGTGCGACGTAGTATTTACCCTTTACTGAGTATACGGCGCCCTGCTGTATCTGCCCCGGCGTATATCCGATCTTAACCGGGCTGGCTACTGCCGGGCGGGTCATCGGGACGTACATCTTGCGTATATATAGCTCAGAGTTACCTATACGCGGGAAGCCGTACGGCGTGCAGGCAGGGAGCGCTCCGGTCGATGCCATGCTGGCTGTAGTATCAAGTGGCACGCTATTAATCGCGGTGGCCTTGTCGCCGCCTGCACCGTTGGTGATAGATAAGCGGTGGCATAGGATAATCGTTGGAAAAGTGTTTTCTTGGTACGGTTGTTCAAACGTCCCGTAGTTGTTCCCGTGCGCAAAAAAAGGCGAGTAGCTCATCCCGTAGTCAAGATCGCGGTTGCTCTCGTAGTTGGTGTTAAATGCCGCGAATGAGTAAGTAGCGTCGCTTATTTGAAAATCATCGTCAAGACTGAAATGTAGCCCTATTATGCTGTTAGCTTTGCAGTATAAGCAGGTATACGGCGTCTGAGTTATCACCAGCGGGACGGTGGCGCCTATTATTACCAGCGTTGAGGCTCCGCGCCAGTATGCCAGGTTTAAGGTCACCTCGTTGCCGGAGGTTCCGAAGGTTGCAAGCTCGGCCACCGCTCCGCAGTTACGGCGGTTTGCGTTACGGTTGCTCGCGCGAAGTACCGCGGCTGGCAGACGCGCGAAGTTATTATTGCCCGCTGAAAAGTCTAGATCGCGGGACGGGGTGTCGGTTAAGCCTACGCGTAGCACGTGCTCGTCTATGCAGATCCCGATGACCTTCTTGTTTCTTCCGCGTCCTAAAAAGTACAGATCAGTGCAGGATCCGCTCTTGTTGACGTCACTGGCTCCGGAGCTTCCGCTGGGTACCAGGAAAGGCTGGCCTGTCCATTTGGCTGATCCGATCTCTACCTTCTCCTGGATGCTCAAGCCAGGGTTTACGCTTAATAGCCAGGTTACGAAGTCCGCAAGGATGGCGTTCTCTGCCTGCACGCGGGCGCTTACTGTTCCGGCTGTATAGTCTGATTCTCTTTTTGTAATCGTTAGTGTCTTTTTAAAGCTCATCCCGCTTACTCCTCTATAATTGTTAGTGTGTCGGTGGCGTCGCCCAGGTCGTCCGCGTCGTCGACCACGTTCTCGTCTGTGAATTCCGCGAAGTCGACCACCTCGTCGTCCGTTACGGTCGTCGGCTGGTAGTGCTCATCCCATGATCCGTCGTCGACGACCGTGTTGCTGGCGTCAAGGGTGAAGGCTACGCGGTATATGCTCCCTACGGTCGCGCCGGTGCTCACCAGCGTCGCCGTGAGCTCGCCGTTTACTATGCGGACGTAGCGGTACTGTATAGACTGGTCTCCGTCTACGCGCAGCATAGGCATTACGAACCATGAGGCGCCGCTCTGTATGTCGCCCTTGTACCAGCGCAGCAGCTCGCAGTATTGCTCCTCCGTGAGCAGCAGCTGTACGCTCACCTGGTCTGGTGCGCCCTGGTTTACCAGGCGCTGGCGGGTGTAGCCGTCGGCCATTGCCGTGCGTAGCATGTTAGGCTTATGTTTTGCGGTATATCCGGCTTGAAGTGGCCGCGGCAGGTCTGCCGGGTAGTATTTCATATATGCCTCCTATTAGGCGCCGTACCGGCGCAGCTGGTAGGTGTTCTCCATCGCGCGGGCGGCAGCTCCGCCGCGGCGTATGTTGCTCACAAAAATGTTTATTATTCTTTCGCCGTCTGTGTTGTCCTGCTGCTCTACCTGCCCCGCCCGTTCGGCGTTCTCGTAAAGGTTCACGGTGACCGGCGCCGCGGTTCCTCCGGCGGCCTGCCGTGCCAGCTCCGCGGTACGCTTCCGGCTGGTTACGTCCACCGGCCCTTGTATAAGTTCCGGGCCGTACTCGCCAACAATGCCCAGCTGACCGGCGGGTATGCGCCCGCCCTTGTCGTGCATGGTTACGCTGTTTAGCTGTCCGATGATGTTGGTCGTCAAGGCCACCGCGCTGGCGTAGTTCGCTAGCGCTTCGTACCAGGTCGCGCTGGTGCTCAAGGCCTTAGTCCAGGCCACGATGGCGTTAGCGGTTGCGGAAGCCACCGCGAAGCCTTTTTGTATCGCAAAAAGCGCCTTATATGCGGCGGAGCTCTCGCTCATGCCGGTGGTTAAGCTCTGGAAGGCGTCGCTTAAGTCGCCCATCGCGTCGGTGAACTGCTTGATGTTTTCTTCGTCGTCTTTAGTGATGAATTCGTTTTTTGTGGCGCGGGTCTTGGCGCGTTCCTTCTCGTAGTCGTCGCGGAGCTTCTGCCGCGCCTGTAGGAATTCCTCCTCGCTCACCAGGGCGTCGGTGTGGTACTGCTCCAGCTTCTCGAGCTTCTGGCGGTAGTCCTCCGCGAGCTGTGCCTCCTCGTCGCCCGCTACTGAGCGCAGGAAGTCTGCGGCCTCCTGCCGCTGTTCCTTGATATTGCGCTGGAATTCCTGCTCCAGGGTAGCGCGTGCCTGCTGGTATTCTGTCTCGGTGGCGATGCTGCTCTTTGCGTACTCCTCCTGCAGCTCGCGGAGCGCGTCCTGGTGCTCTGCGCGGAGCTTCTCGACGGAGCTGTAGCCGTTCCGCTGGATCCGCTGTACGCGGGCGAAGTATTCCGCCCAGGTATCGGCGGCAGCGCGTCCGGAAGCCTTCCCGCCTCCGGTAACCTGCGGGGTTCCAAATGGTGTTAATGATACATCCGCGCCGCCTGAACGTTCCCGCGCCTTTTTCTCCGCTTCTTCTCTCTTCTCGTTTTGTTTATCCAAATATTCCGAATATGCATTTAAATTTTTATCCATCCTATCGGAAAATTTTTCATATCCAAAGAGAAAATCACCCAAACGGCCAACAACTGACGTTGTTTCCTTCTCGTATTTTTTCGCGATCGCTCTCTGCCGTTCGTTTGTCTCGTATATTGCCCGCTCATACTCCGCGGATCCTTTCTTCAGATTTGCGGTTTTCTGCTTAAATAATGCGATCTCGCGCTCCCGTTCGGCCTTGAACGCCCGTTCCGCATCTCCTCCATTTATGAGGTCGTGCCATGTTTCCCCGATGGTTTCCGCGAACGAATTAATATAACCTAATACGCCCGGAGCGCTTTTTCCTCTAGCCCCGTTTACCTTCTGGGACGCGGTAAAAAAATTGTTCAAATCTCGGGTTAATCCCTCGAAATCCTTCGCCAACCGGTCGACATAATCTGACCAATTATAAAAAAATTGTTTGATTGCGGCCTGATTGTTATTAATCCATGCGGTGATCCCATCTAGTGCCGTGCCCATGGCTCTAATTGTGTGCGCTATGGCATCCCCTAGCCCGCTCTCTGCGATGGCGCGGTAAAAGTCCCCCCACGCGTTCTCTAGCTGGTTAAGTGCTCCGGTGACGCCGCTCTGGAGGTAGTCCAGCACGCCCTCGTTTTCCTTGCCTATCTTGGCGAAGTACTCGCTCAAGGCTTGGCTGTTCTTCTCGATCTCGGTGGTCATGCCCTTGTACGTAAGCTGCAGGGTCGCGCCGTTGTCCTTCGCCTGGATGCCTAGCTGCTGCAGGGCTTTATACCTGCCCTGCATCGTGGCCGTAAAAGCTTTCCCGACGGTCTCCAGGCTCTGCCCGGTGCCGTATGCAATTTGTGAAAAGGTCTTGAGCTGCTCGGCGGTCGCCTGGATGCCGTTCTTTCTCAAGTCCAGCGCTACGGCCTGCAGGGCGTCGAAGGGCTGGATCGTGTCGCGGGCTGCCTGCTGCAGCATCTCAAACTGCGCGCGGGCTTCCGCCAGGCTTCCGGTGGCTGTGATGAATGAGGCGACCGACTTCTCGGTGGCCTGCAGCTCTTTTGTGATGGCTCCGGTAAGTGCGCCCGCGGCGATTCCCGCGATGGCAGCCTTCCAGGCGGAGCCCAGGGAGGCGAAGCTCTGACCGATGCCCTTGGCTGCCTGCTTGGTGTCCGTGCGCATCTGCTTGAGCTTCTTTGTGTACTTTGTGGTGTTGAGGTCTACTAAGTTTAAAATGCTGTTTACTATACTCATTTTACGGTTCCCCCTAGTAGCTTATATACCTCTCGCGGGTCGACCTCCACCTCCTCCGGCGGGGTCTCCTCGGTTTCGCCGGCCTCCAGGCGGTAGACCTCCGCCCACAATGCCAGCTCATGCCCTGGAAGCTGCAGCACCTCGGTTATAGGCATGTGCAGCTCCCGCGCTATGCGTACGCTTAAGCGTACAATCGGGCTTTCTAGCTTTTTTTTTCTGTTTCTGCCTTATTCAGATCCCAGATCGCGCGGCTGAGTCTATTCACCAGGCGCGCCGGTACTGCGTCAAAAAAGGCCAGCGCCTGCTCGTTGGTGGTGAGCTGCTGCTGGTCGTTCTCGTCTATAATCGATGCCTTAAAAATGAAAGCGGTAACGTCGCGCTCGTCGGCCTTATTCTTGATAAGCTCCTGGAGTTCTGCCTGCTGCGCTCCGCTAAGCTCGCGGATCAGAATTTCCGCGCCTTCTCCGAGTTCTCCAGCTTTTACCGGTACCCGCTTAAAAAGTGCGGCCTTTTTTAGGTTTTTTACGTCTAAAATCATGCTTTTTTCCTTAAAAAAGGGGCCGGTTATGCGCCGGCCCAAAGGGTGCTCTCGCTGTGGTCTCTGCTGTGGTATCTGTTATCCGAATACCCATGTCGGCTTGCCGTTCTGCTTGCCTACTATGTCCCATTTGAGGGTTTCGCTGAGGCTCGGATCCTGCGGTGTGGCGCTCTTAAGTGCGACCTCCATGGTGCAGGTGGTCTCGTCCTGGTACTGGATCAGTAAGCTGATTACGGATCCGGCGTTGGCTGCCCCTATGAGTGCCTGCTGGGTAGCGTCTCCGGTGTAGTGGTGAATTGTGATTGTTACTTCCCCGCCGTCGTAAGCTCCCGGGAGATAGCGCTTAGCGTCCTCCGCGATGCATGACTGGTCTATGTCCTCTACTGAGCCGGCAAGGCCGGTTACTACGGTTACGCCCGGGATAGTTACGTAATTACCGGAGGTGTCGCTGGCGAGCTTGTAGCCGACTAGCGTATTTTTGCCGCTAATGGCATTCTTCGGTGTGGTTGGTGTTAAGGTTGCGGTCATCTCTCTGTCTCCTTAAGCGCTTATTTACTTTGAGATTTTGCTCTGTTTCATTATAGCGCGGATTTTCTCCGTGAGTATATCCTCTATTTGCTTTTTGTGAGCTTGCCATTGCTCGCTGAAAATGTGCCGCGCCTGCTGCTTCTCCGTTCCGAGATCTAGCCAGATCCCGATATAGGTGGCGGGCTTCGGTCTCTGCCTGCGCCGGCCGTCCTTTCCGGTGGTGGTGTATATGGGCTGTATGCCCTTATTGCTCCAGCCGTACGTCGCGTACTGTATGCCGGGGCGCCTGCGGGAGCCCTTCGCGGTTGCGCGTATCGACTTCCTGGCGCGTCCGGTTCGTACCCCATACGCTTCGCGGGTAGCTGAGCGCAGCGCCTGGGCTGCCGGTCGTATAGCTTCGCGGAGGATCTCGCGCTGGATCTTCGCGCTGGTGCGCTTGTCGAATTGCTCGAGGTGCTCCAGCAGCTCATCGAATAGCTTCTCCATGCTGTCGTCGGGGGTTCCTATAATCACGGCAGGCCTCCGGCTAGTGGTCTACAATCTCGGCTTCGAGGATAACCTCCGCGGTCTTTATGTCCGGATCGGCGTCGGTCTTGTATACGATGCTGCTTAGCGTAGCGCCGCGCAGTGTTCCCTCGTTCTGGTTATCGGTCACGGCCAGCGCGTCCACCAGCGCGTCCAGGTCGGCGGTGGTCTTAGCGGCAGCGATCAAGGTAACGACCGCGCTGCGGTAGTAGACCATGTCAAGCTGCCGGTCGCGGTGGCGTATCTCAAGCCGGGTTATTATATAAGCTTCCTCTATTTCCTCCGGAGCCATCGGGTCAAAAGAAATCTTCGCGCTGGCGCTGGCTGTATGTAGCAGCTTTACCAAATCCGCGCGTATTATGGCGACTGGTGTCATGTCGTTGCCTCCTGCACAATTGAGTTGTCAAGCTCGCAGCCTATGATTATATAACCGGTGCTGCGGTCGCATTCTATGCTAAGTATGCGGTAGCGCTTATCGTCCCAGCTGAGCGCCCAGGCGGGGCTTATGCCGGAGCGGTAGCGGATCATAACCGTGTACGTCTCCTGCTGGAGCTCTACCTGCGAGCGCAGGCTCTCGCGGAGCGTGATCTGGCGTACGTTCGCCCAGGCTCCGCCGGCGTCCTCGAAGGTCGTCACGTGGGCGCCGGTGGCGTTGAGTGTCTTTACCGGGCGCAGCAGCTGCACGCGCTTATCCAGGGCGCCCGCTCTCGGTCTTATCGGCATATTACTCTCCGTATAGCTTGTAGCTTATGAACCGATCCAGCAGGTGCGGGTAGTAGGTTGTATATGTCTTGTCCTGCTGGTTTTCTCTGTTTCTGTAGTAGTCGCCTACTGTTACCCGCAGGAACTGCTTTATTTGCGGCGGTATCTTGGCGAGATCGTCGGTGACCGGGTTGTCGTCCGGGTTCGCTGAGTATATAGGGCGCCTCATGTAGGTCTCCGCGTCATCCTGCGCGGTCTCCAGGTATTCCTCCAGTAGCTCGTCCTCGTCGTCTCCGTCTATACGCAGATGCTGCTTTATGTCGTCTATGGTCAAGTATAGCATGGTCTATCCTCCTAAAAAGCAAAACGGGAGCGCTGGGCTCCCGTTCTATGCCCTCGGCGGGCGTGCGCTTATGCCGGTTAAGCAGTAGCGGCAAAATTACCGTAGGCGAGTGCCTTCGGCTGTACGACGGCGAGGTCGAGGCGGCGTTCTGCGCGGATGGTCATAAGGTTCTTGGTGAAATCGTCGCCCTCTCTGTCCATCTCTACGCTCAAGCCTGCGCGCTCGATAATCTTGGCGCCTAGGGCGAAGTTACCCATATGGAATTTGCCCTTCTGTACGGATGAGCTGAGGATCACCGGTGTGCCCCAGATGCGCTGCGCTGGCAGGTCAAGGATGCCAGGGACTATATAATCCTTGTTTACGTTCTTTACGCCGAGTACCTCTACCCAGTCCTGCGGGTTAAGCAGTACCGCGATATTAGTAATGGCGGCTGCTTCCATAGCGCCCTTTACCTTGAGGATCAGATCGATCACGGTGTCGCCGCTTACCAGGCCGGCCGGGGTGATGTAATCGGTATAGTTGCCGCTCTGGTTTAAGCCCTTAAGCTCGCCGCTGCCGGTACCCTGCGCGATCTGGTGGTCAATCACCAGGTTGAGCTGGTATGCCAGGTCGTCGTTAATGAAGCTTACCAGGTTCGCGTCGTCCTGCAGCATCTGCTCTGTGACCTTAGTCCAGCCGGCAATGGTGGAGACCGCGCCGTTCACAATGCTGCCGGAGTAGTTAGCCTCTGGCTTGGCTGCGGCTTCCGCAGTTACTGCGGGGCCGGTGGCTGTTAGAGTGGTGACGTAGCCGTATTTTACGTACTGGTAGGCGCTGGAGTTAATAAAGACGTGGCCGAATAAGCTTTCAAGCGCTAATACCTGGCGCGGATCGGTTATGATGCCGAGCTCGGCAGGTGGTGCGAATGTGGTACGGGGCACGCTGTTGCTGGCCTGGGTAGTTTCCGGAGCGGCTGCGAGGTCAAGCTTGAATGAGGCGTGGCGGTTACCGGCGATCTGTGACTTGAATGCCTGGTATTCCTGCGAAGCTGCGAAGCGTTCGCCGGCGCTCTTAGCGGATGCGGTTCCTGCTACTGGAGCGGCTGCGCCCTGCTGCAGTGCGAATAATTCCTTGCGCATCTTCTCGTTGTCGGCTTTTACGCCTGCGAGCTCGTCCTTGTAGCCGGCCATGGTCTTATTGCAGCCTTCGAGCTGTGCCTTGTAGTCGTCGAGGGCCTTCATGGCGTTTTCGGCGGTCTTGAGTAAGCCGTCGAGCTGGTTTTCTTTTTCATCTGCCATCTTTTAGTTTCCTTTCAGTTGGTTAAAAAAGTGCTGTACTCGATCTAACTTCCGCTGCTGCTCTGCTGCTTTTTCCGCTGCTTCCCGCTGCGCTTTCGCTGTGGCGGCTTCGTCGGTTAAGATTCTTTTACTGGTGCTGATTAAGGCCTTCGCGTCCTTGGCTGACACGCCTGCGTCTCGCAGGTATTCCTCCAGGTCTCGCACGGTCTTAAGCTCTGCCAATTCCTCGGCAGTCTTAAAAGCTATTATACGCGCGTTATTATCCGCTGGAAATGTGCAAAGTGAGATCTCCCTCATGCTCTGTACGTTTTTTATATGGCGGATGCCGTCCGCGTCGTAGTAGAAATCGTCGGCTGCCATGCGTATGCTTACGCTTAAGCCGTCTATGCTGCCGAATTCGATCGCCTTGCGCAGATCCTGCCCCTGCTGCAGCTCGAGGTTAAGCAGCCCCTCTACGTAGAGACCGACCTCGTCTATCTTCCAGGAAGTCCAGCGGCCGCTGGGTACGTCCCAGGCGTTGTGGTTGAAAAACATCTTAGGCAGTACGGCAGCCTTAAGGATATTGTCGTACGCGTGCGGCTCGATGGTGTCGTCGTAGCTGTCTATGCCGCCGAACTTGGAAGCGTAGCCCGCTACAAATCCAGGCTCGCGGGTAGGATCCAGCTGTAGCTGGGTTTTCTGCGTTATGTAGTACATGAGTTACTCCTCTTTTATTGCTTCTGCGGCTGGGTAGTGAGCGGCGTCTGCGGTGTCTGCGTCGGGTCGTTCTGCCCCAGCTTGCTAACTGGGAATAGGTTATTCTGCGCGGTGAGCTCGTCGGCTCCGTCGATGCGGCTGTAGCCGTCCTCGCGTCTGAGTTCGTTTCTAGTTCTGAGGCCGTTCTGCGCGTAGCTGGTCTGCATCGCGATCCTGGTCTGGTCGCTCATGCGCTTAAGTACGCTCGTACGGAATTTTATTTTTATTTCCGGGTCTTGTATAAGGCGGTTCTGGAGTATCTGCTCGAGCTCTACGCACATGGGTAAAATCGTTGTCTCGTAAAAGTAGTTGCTGAGCTCTACCAGGTCGGAAGCCTCGCCGGTAAGCAAGCCGTACGGTATGCCGAACCACCGCGCGAATTCCTGCACGATGAATTCTCGGGTCTGTAAAAGCTGGGTCTCGACCGGGCTTAAGCCCATACTCTGGAAGCGGAAGCCCTGCGGCAGCAGCGGGACGCCGATGTCGGCGTTTTTCATTTCCCGGAAGGTTTTTAAAAATTCCTTAACCTGGTTATCCTTAAGGATCGGGCTGTCGCTACAAAGTATGCCGTTTAGCTTGCCCTTGTTCTTAAAAAGATCCGCGCTGGCGTTCTGCGCCTTGACCGCTTCGTCAAGGGTTGAGCGCGCGAAGTCCACCAGACTGAAGCCCTTGATCCCGTTCCCGATTCCTTTCCAGTGTAGGATCCGGTCTGCCGGATAGGTTACGACCGCGCTGTCCTCCGTGTTGTATACGTACTTTACTACGCCGCCGCCGTGGTTCTCTACGCGTACCTGCTTCGGGTTGAGCGGAGTCAAGGCCGCTATATAGTCGGCGCCGCGGGCGTAGTCTACTCTTATATAAGCGTTACCGTATAATAAATAATCGGTAGTTAGTACCTTGATAAAGTCCGCCGGAGTCATGCAGGCGTTCGGGCTCTCAGTTAGTAGCCTGTGCAGCTCTCCGGAGCGTACGGGCTCCATGTTGCCGTCCTCGTCTATTACGCGCAGCAGGTCGAGCGGCATGCAGCTCATCGCGCGTACTATCTTCTGTACGCATTCCCAGACCGCCGGGATCTGTAGCGCGTTGCTTACCGTCGGCGCTGTCTCCGCCTGGGTGATCGAGGTGTAGGGCGCGTCGCGCTGCGGCCCCTTGTAGTTGCCGAGTAAGCCTTTTATAAAGTCCCACATGGTCGTCTCCTTAGTTGAGTGTAAAGCTGCTCCAGTCTATGCCCTCGCCGGTGTCGTCCGGTCGTCCTGTCGGGTATTCCTGCTCTACGTTGAGCTGGATCGCCTGCTGTAGTGCCATGATAGCGGCGACCACACCGTCTATTTTATCCGTTTTTTTCTCCTTGCGGGGATAGATGTTTTCCTTGGCATCGGTGTGGCATACTACGTTGCCAAACATCCAGTGCAGCACCGGGTTATCCTCGAAGTGCGCGCGCTCCTCGTATATAAGCGCTTGTAAGAATTTCATCGGCTCGCTCATGTTCTTGAGGGTTTGCGGCATCTCTACCATCTCGAGTCCCTCCTCAATTAGCCCCTGGCTCATCTGCGTGGCCTGCATCGGGTCGTATGCCAGGCTTAGCGTTACGTAGTCGCGCGCCTCGTCCCGGATGTGCTCCTGCAGCTCCGCAAGGTTAGTAACTGCGCCGTCGGTGGTGTGTAGGTACCCGTCCGCCGCCCATCCCTCGTATTCCGGGTTGCCCTCGTTGATGACCGTCTCGCTAGGGAGGTAAAAATCCGCCAGGAAGTAGTAGTGTATTACGCCCGCGGCGTCCGGTTTCCAGTGTATCCGCAGTATAGCCGAGATGTCGAGCTTGCTCGCGAGGTCGATCCCGTATATAGCGTATGCTCCCGTGAAGTCCTCCGCCCGCAGCGCCGGATCTATGCAGCGCCGGTACTTCTCCATCTCTAGCCATTGGCTGTCCGAGTTGACCCAGACGTCCAGGTGTTTTGTAAGGTAGTTTTTACGCGAGCTGCTGGAGGTCATCGCCTTCCGGCGGTTACTTAGTATTAAATCCTCGTCGCAGCTTATGCCCCAGTTCGGATTTGCTTTTTTCAGTGCCGCGAGGCTGCGCCAGTCGTCGTCCTGGTCGATGGTGTATATTATCCCGAACATGGTCTCGTCGTATACGCTGCGATCCAGTATGTGGCCTACGTAGCGGCGTACTTCCATGCAGACTCCGTACAAAAGTACGCCGGCGGTCGTTATCGCAAAAAGTAAGCTCTGCGGGCGCTTTCCGAGTGATGACTCTACTACGTCCCAGACCGCGCGGGTCTTGTGCGCGTGCAGCTCGTCTATGACCCCGAAGTGGGTATTAAGGCCATCGAGGGTGTCCGCGTCCGCGCTTTTCGGCTGCATCTTCGAGTTGGTGCCGATTATGCTCATGGAGTGGTTGAAGGTGTCCAGGCCGTAGTAGTCCCGCAGGTCTTTATTTCCGCGCGCCATCGCCAGCGCGTCATCAAAAACGATCCTCGCCTGGTCTCTGGTGGTCGCGAAGCTGTAAACGTCCGCGCCCTGCTCTCCGTCCGCGCATAGCATGTATAAGCTTATGCCGCTCTCGAGGGTGCTCTTACCGTTCCCGCGGGGTACTTCCGTATACGCTTTTCGGAACCGGCGCTTACCTGCGCGCTTCCCTTCCCGGTTTATCCAGCCGAATACCGTTGTTACAATAAAGCACTGCCAGTCCTCCAGGTGTATATACTCGCCGGCCTTCTCTCCCTTTACGTGCGTTAAGCGTTCCAGGAAGGCGCACGGCCGGTTCGCTTTTTTCCGGTCGAAGTCGTACGGGAAATCGCGGCTGTTTTTTGCTGCGCGCTCGAGGTCGCGCTGCTGCCGTTCGCAGGCCAGCTTTACAAACCGGTTAGCCGGTTTCTTTCCTTCCAGTACCTGTTTAATGTACCGGTTGGCCTTTCCTACGTAATCCAGCGCTGCCAATTATAAATCCTCGAATGCGTTTTTCTCTCCGGTCGCGGCCTTGAAGCTGGTAACGCGTGAGCGTGCGGCAGGGGTAAACCCGAGCTCGTTCTCCAGCCCGCGGAGGATCGCGGCCGTCTTGGTTATGTGGTGGAGGATGCCGCTAACCTGTAGTTGCCCGTCCTCTGTCTCTTGTATAGTCCCCTCGCGTTTAATCGCGGCAGCCAGCATCACGAACTGGTCGAAGCAAACCACCCATTGGCAAAATGCCGCGTAATCTACCGTGCTTAGCATGCCCTCTGGTATCTGCTCCAGGCTGAACCGCCATATTTCCTGCGCGCTCTCTGTGAGGTAGTCCGGAGGCAGCGCGCCCTTGAGGTCGACCTGCGGTTGCGGCTCGGCCACCGGCGTGCGGCACTTCTGGAGGGTGCCCTGCAGGCGCTTGACGGCGGTCGGTTTCCGTGGTCGTGCCATCTCTGTGCTCTCCTCTCTCTTTTTTTCCCTGGGCTCCGGCGGGGCTGATTTCTCAGTTTTGCACGCATTTGCGCGGGGCT